TCAATATCAAACGGATTCAAAAGAGAGGGAGGTAAAACGGATGAGGTGTAAGGCGTGTGACGTGATCTTAGATGATCTGGAGATACTGAAAAAAGATGCGAACGGAGTGCATTACGATCTGTGCTCAGAGTGCCTAACGGTGTCGATTGCTACCCATTGGGAGCTAGAGAACATGGAGTCAATACCTAATCATGGTGATATTACACAAGATGAGGTGTTGCAATTACAAGAGAACTATGATAACATCTTAAGTAGTATTAAGGACTACTAAAGATATTAACTAAAGGATATAAACTAATGAATAAAACTACAGGAGAAACTAAAGTAGAGGACGACCACATTGATAATCCAGAGTATTGTGAGGGTTGCGGGTGTGTGCTAAACTACTATGACCCGCACCCAACGATTTGTGTATCATGCGAAAAACTAACGAACGAATAAGGCGCTGGAATCCTGTAGCCAAACACGATCACAACAAAGGTGGTGCTCACAGGGACAGGAAAAAGGATGCCAAAAAATACCAATCCCGCAAAAAGGGTTTGACACAAGAGGACTGATGTGGGATACTATAGGTGAATTACAGGGCAATGGCAGAGTGGCTATGCACCGGACTGCAAATCCGATTAGGCTGGTTCGATTCCAGTTTGCCCTTCCAAACGTGCTGGTGTAGTTACCGGCTAGTGTGGTCCCGCACGATGAGAAGTGGTTTTACAGCCACAGGGTCGGAGCTATCCGTAAATAGTCGTGATGGCAAGCGTCAAGGGTGTTGAGTATCTGAAAACTGAAAGCAAAAGCCGGGGTACGTTGTCGCAGAGGTGAACCGGATAGGGATACGGTCAGTGCTTTCACCCGCCATTTTCAATTAACAAACGGAGATTAATCCAATATGGCAAGTCAAGTAATCGAAGGCGTGGTGAACTTCTCAAACGTCACCAAACACGATGTGTACAACGGTCAGGACACTGGCACGTTCAGCATGACCATCACCATGTCTGAGGATGATGCGGCTACGCTGGCGGCTCAGGGCGTCAAGATCAAGGACTACGAGGGCAACAAACAGCGCAAGTTTAAGTCCAAGTACGCCATCGGCTTGTACACTGCTGAAGGTGATGTGTACAGCGGAGAAGTGCCGTACAATTCCCGTGTCCGTCTGAAGTACAAGACAGGACCAGCACACCCGGTACACGGCACACCTGTGTATCTGGAGGCCGTGAAGGTGCTGGAGGAGGCAGAACCATCGGCTGAAGCAGTGGACTTCTAATGGAGTCCAAATTCCTACACCACGAGGAATGTCCCAAGTGCGGTAGTAGGAACAATGTGGCGGTGTACTCCAATGGGGGCCGCCACTGTTTTTCTGCCGACTGTGACTACCACGTAAACGGTGAAACCGGGGAGGAGATACAGGTGTCAACACCCTCGACTCTACACATGGGTGGTGTCGTGGCTGAGATTACCGACAGGAGACTGTCTGCAAAGACCGTTAGTAAGTATCAGGTCACTGTGGACTACGCTCCGGACGGTACGATAGCCCGACACTACTACCCCTACTATGACGTGGACACTGGTGAGCTAGTCGCCGCAAAGTCACGTCTAGTGAAGAACAAGGACTTCCTGTCGTCTGGCAACATGACGAACGTGGGTCTGTTTGGTCAGAAGCAGTGCCGGGGTAAAGGCAAGTACGTCACGATCACTGAGGGCGAACTAGATGCCATGTCTGTCTATGAGATGTTCGGGCAGAAGTACGATGTGGTGTCCCTACGCTCTGGTGCTTCTAGTGCCGCTAAGGAAATCAAGCAGAACCTAGAGTGGCTAGAGGGCTACGAGAACGTGGTCGTATGTTTCGATCAGGACAAGCCCGGAGAGATAGCCTTAGAGCAGATTAAGGATCTATTCAGCCCTAACAAGCTGAAGATATGCACACTGCCACTGAAGGACGCCAGCGAGATGCTGATGGCTAACAGAGTGCAGGAGTTTACACAGGCGTGGTGGGACGCCAAGGTGTACAGACCGGACGGGATCATTGCCGGTGCTGACACATGGGAAGCGCTTGTCAACAAAAGACAAGTGAAGAGCATACCGTACCCGTGGGATGGGCTAAATGAAATCACAAGAGGACACAGACCGTACGAACTCGTCACTATCACCAGCGGTTCTGGTATGGGAAAATCCCAGTTTATCAGAGAACTTGAGTACGATCTGCTTCAACGCACAGACGCCAACATCGGTGTACTTGCACTGGAGGAGGACGTTGCAACGACAGCTTTGGGAATTATGTCGGTGGCATCATCTAGGCGACTGCATTTGGAGGAAGACACGCCTGTTGATGAGCTTAGACCTCATTGGGAAGCAACGATGGGGTCTGGACGTTATTACCTGTTCGATCATTGGGGGTCAACATCAGCCGATGAGCTTCTTTCAAGAGTACGGCACATGGCAAAGGCCTGCGACTGCCGATATATCATACTCGACCACCTGTCCATCGTGGTTTCTTCTCAAGAGAACGGGGACGAACGGAAAGCTATAGACGAGATTATGACAAAGCTGCGAACGCTTGTGGCAGAGACAGGCATCACCCTGTTCCTCGTGTCACACCTCAAGCGTAGCTCTGGCACAGCACACGAGGACGGTGGGCGCATCAGCCTGCAGGACTTGCGTGGTAGCCAGAGTATAGCACAGCTATCGGACATTGTTATAGGCATGGAGCGCAATCAGCAACACGAGGACGAGGACGTGAGGAACACTACGTGTGTCCGGGTTCTCAAGAATCGCTACGCCGGGGAAACTGGACCCGCTTGTTGGCTACGGTACGACAAGTTTACCGGACGCATCCACGAGTGTGCCAACCCTAACCCACCGGAGACAGAGTTTTGAATCTAGTCTTTTGTGACATTGAAACTGACGGTCTGGACGCCACAACCATCTGGTGTGCAGTGTGCCGACACAACGGAGAATCGGAGGTAATCTGTAATGAAAAAGATTTCAAGGATTATGTTCAACGCAAGGAGAAAGCTACGTTCGTCTTCCACAATGGAATTGGGTTTGATGTTCCTGTGGTCGAGCGTCTTTGGGACTTTACTTTTGACAGGGCTTTGGTCACTGACACGCTGATCTTATCACGCTTGGCCGACCCCAGCAGGTCTGGTGGTCACTCCCTGAGAAACTGGGGCAACATCTTGGGCTTTGCCAAAGGTGACCACGATGATTGGTCACAGCTTACGACACAGATGATTGACTACTGCATCCGTGACGTAGAGCTAACTGAGGCTGTCTACAAGCGCCTCATGGTAGAGCTAGACGGATTCTCACAGGAGAGCATTGATCTGGAGCACGAGGTTCAGTGGGTCATACAGGAGCAGGAACGCCACGGGTGGCTACTGGATCAGCGTTTGTGTCACGTCCTGTGCGCTAAATTTAAGGAGCGCATGAATGAAATTGAATCTGATCTACAGGCGCTTTTCCCGCCGATTGTTGAGGAACGTTATTCCGAAAAAACAGGTAAAAGACTCAAAGATAAGGTCCATGTATTCAACGTTGGGTCGAGACAGCAGGTTGCCGAAAGACTTACAGCTAAGGGTGCAGTTTGGAAGGAACTCACTGCGACAGGCAAGCCGGTTGTTGATGAGAAAACGCTCAAAGAGAATCATCATGTACCCGAGGCGGCTCAAGTCTTGGAATACCTCTTGTTGCAGAAGCGATACGCACAAGTAAACTCATGGATAGAGCACGTTCAAGAGGACGGTAGGGTTCACGGCAGGGTGATAACTAACGGTGCTGTAACAGGACGCATGACACACCAGAGTCCCAACATGGCACAGGTTCCGTCAGTCAATTCTGAGTACGGAGAAGACTGCCGTAACTGCTGGATTGTTCCTGAGGGACGGAGGCTGGTTGGTGTTGACGCCAGTGGACTAGAACTACGGATGCTTGCTCACTACATGGGCGACGAGGAGTTTACAAATGTCTTGCTTAGAGACGACATTCACACCAGAAATCAAACTGCTGCAGGACTTGCAACAAGACCTCAAGCAAAGACTTTCATTTATGCTTTCCTCTACGGAGCAGGAGATGCCAAGATTGGAAGCATCGTCGGAGGAACTGCAAAGGATGGCAATGCGCTTAGGACACGCTTTCTACGAAATACACCTGCTCTTGAAGGTCTACGAGAACGAGTTGGACAGGCTTCTAGGAAAGGATACCTCATCGGACTCGACGGACGACGACTCTGGATTAGATCAGAGCATAGTGCATTAAACACGCTACTACAGGCCGCTGGTGCGATCATTATGAAGAAGGCTCTGGTGCTTCTGGATGACTACGCAACACAGCATAAGATTGACTACAAGTTCGTGGGGAATGTACATGACGAGATACAATCGGAGGTGGCTACTGAACAAGCAGAGAAGTTCGGCTGGCTCGCAGTGGAGTGCATCAAGGCGGCTGGGCTTTCTTTTGAACTCAGATGCCCCCTCGACGGAGAGTACAAAGTCGGATCAACGTGGACGGAGACACACTGATGGAAAAGGTGACGGACCCAAACAGGATAGGTGACATAGCAGAGTTCTACGCCGTGACGTGGTTGTGGGACAACGGCTACGAGGTTTTTGTAAACTCTGGATCTACCGGGCCAGTAGACATGATCTGCGTAGACAAAGAAGGCAACGTCAAGTTCATTGATGTTAAGTCAAACCGAAACACCAACCTAACCGGGCGCTCAGAGATACAGAAAAAGCTGAACGTTCAGTACCTACACTTTCACCCAGACACCCGTAAGTGTCGTTTTGTGGAGCACCAAGTATGAACAAACTCTACTCATTGGTAGACGACATATACAAAGTAGTGTCGGAAAAAGAGCCTGCAGAGGGCGTTGATTTATACGACGAGATTGACCGCTTTGGCGAAAACTGTAAGCGCCTGATGACAAACCTGTTCACAGAGAAGCGTGACGGGCGCAAGCTGCGAATGTCAAACATCGGACGTGACGACCGTTATCTGTGGAACGTAGTGAACAACCCGGATGTGCAGGAGGAGATGACTCCCAACACATACGTCAAGTTTATGTACGGGCATCTGATTGAAGAGATGCTTTTGTTTCTAACTAGAGTCTCAGGACACGAGGTGACTGATGAGCAAAAGAAGTGTGAGGTGCGTGGTATTACGGGGTCTATGGACTGCAAAATTGATGGTGTTGTCACTGATATTAAATCTGTGTCCACTTTTGGGTTTAAAAAATTCAAAGACGGAAGTTTGGCTTATGATGACCCGTTTGGATACGTTGCTCAAATTAAGGGATATGCGCATTCAGAAGGCGAGACAAAGTTTGGCTGGCTGGCAATGGACAAGCAGAACGGACACCTGACTTACCTGATGTACGACTCTGAGGACACTCAGGCTCCTGTGTACAGCAAGATCAGCTACGACATAGAGGAGCACGTTGACCGCATAAAAAAGCTAGTAGAGCAACCGGAAGCACCAGAGCACTGCCACGAAGCCGTACCAGATGGCAAAAGTGGAAACAAAAAGCTCGCAGTCGGTTGTTCGTACTGTCCCTACAAGCATACTTGCTGGCCCGGAGTAAGAACCTTCATCTACTCAAGTGGTCCCAGATATTTAACAGAGGTGGTCAATGAGCCGAAGGTCGCAGAAATCCAAGCTGGGTAACTTTAGATCGGAGTTTGAAAAAGATGTCGCAACGCAGTTACAACCATTTGGCTTTAGCTACGAGCCGTGTCAGATCGACTACAGGGTTGAAAGAAAGTACACCCCAGACTTTGTGTACGAACTTAACGGACGAGTCTACTACATTGAATGCAAAGGATATTTTCGCGCAGGAGACACGCAAAAGTATAGAGCGATCAATCAGTGCCTCAAGGAAAACGAAGAACTCATATTTGTACTGATGAAGCCTAATCAGAAAGTGAGTAAAAGTACCAAAAATACTATGGCCCAATGGTGTGACAAACACGACATTTTATGGTATAATATAGAAACACTAAAGGAGTTGGTTGATTATGTCTCTGACACTAGAAGAAATTAAGGAGCGTCTGTTGCGGCTATACGACCCTGATGATCTTATCGAAGCCTTGCAAATATCTTCAGAGGACTTGCTAGACAGATTTGAAGATAAACTGCTAAAGAACATCGAAGAGTTCCAAGAAGACCTAGAGGAAGAGACACATGAGTATTGACAA